CTTTACCACCTCATGTTCCACGGGGGGCAAAAATTAATTGTACTAGTATCAAGAACACAAGACCATGCTATTAAATTATTGGGTACTATAAAAGATTGTCTGGATTATTCCAGCAATTTTAGAAGCCTGTTTGGATATTGGGGACAATATTCAGCCAAGCAATGGTCTAAATCAGAGATTGAACTAAAAGATGGTTCGATGGTCATATGTAAAGGTACTGGACAACAGCTTCGTGGTATAAAGAAAGGCAATCAAAGACCCACCCTTATTATAGTAGACGATCCAGAGGATGAAAACAATACCAAGACATCTGAAGCTATGGAAGCAAACTTACGCTGGCTGTTGCAGAGTGCCCTCCCCTCCCTAGACCCGCAGCGTGGCCGTATAGCGGTCATTGGTACTCCGCAGCACCAGCGTTGTCTCGTTGAGACATTAAAAGAGATGACTGGCTGGGAAAATATGCATTTCGCTCCCAGCATTAAAGAAAACATATCATTATGGGAAGATTGGCATCCAATAGAGAAACTAATAAAGAAAAAGGAAGAACTTGAGTCTATAAACCGAGTTTCAGTGTTTTATAGAGAATATCTATGTCAAATTATTGGAGATGAGGATCAATTGTTCCAAGAAAAGTATTTTCAGTATTATGATGGTAAATTAGTACATGGGGAAGGTGAAGAAGCATTTATTCAGTTTAAAAGTATAAATGGAAAAGATACAGACCTTCTTTTACCAGTAAATGTATTTATGGGGGTAGACCCTGCATCCTCAACCCGAAAAACAGCAGATTATAGCACTATAGTTGCAGTTGCGGTTGATAATGAAAATAACAGGTACATCCTCCCTTACTACCGTAAAAGGGCTACTCCCATGAATCTTGCTAACCAGATTATAGAGCATTTCAAGATAATGAAGCCTTCTAAGGTGCGTATAGAGTCAGTTGGCTATCAGGAAATGCTGCGGGAGTATATAAGGGAACGCTGTGATCAAGAGAACATGTTTATTGCTGGTCTCGAGATAAAAGAGAGACCTAGGACAAGTAAGTCTGCTAGGCTGGAAACTATGGAACCATATTTCGCTCAAAACAAAGTATATATGCTTGAAAGTATGGAAGAAATAAGAGATGAGTTATTATTGTATCCAAGAGCTAAACATGATGACTTATTAGACGGGCTATACTATGCTATGAAGAATACCTATACACCAGCACACGAAACTGGTGATATGAAAATAAAAGAGAAACAATATATAAGAGATGAAACTTTTGATTGGATGATTGCTTAAAGTATAATTAATTTATAGGGAACAATAATGACCTCGATTTCGTATAAGCTGATGTTGCAACGCATATTTCCACATGCCAGAGATACATCCAGAAGTAAGACTTACTCAAGACTTATTCTCTAACTATAGTTCTGCACGCTCAGACTGGGCTAGTCAGGCAGCTGAGGATGCAGAATTTCGGGCAGGGAAACAATGGTCAGATAAGCAGGTAAAGTCATTACGTGCTAGAGCACAAGAACCTTTAGTTGTAAATGTGATCCATCCAGCAGTAGAGCAAGCAAAAGCTATGCTTACTGCTAACTCGCCAAGATTTCAATCTACTGGACGAGATACTTCAGATACAAAAGTAGGCAGGATATTCTCAGACCTAATGTCATGGGTATGGGATATATCGAATGGTAATACTGAATTAAAACAATGTATTGATGATTACTATGTAAAGGGTATGGGAGTTATGGTTTCATATATATCACCAGATTCTGATTTTGGTAAAGGTGAAGTATATGTTAAATCAATTGACCCATTCTCAGTCTATTTCGACGCTGACTCACAAGACCCATTCTGTAGGGACGCTAGTAATATTATAATAGCAAAGCGTATGACAGAAAAAGAATTAATTCTAATATATCCAGAATTTGAGGAAAACATCAGGCAATCCTCAGAAACAAGTCATATAAGTTCAGTCGATGAGAATCGTTTTGGTATAATGAAAGAGGATGTTCTTCCTAAAGCTAGAAAGAATGAAATGCTCGATGTTGATCTTGAACGTGAACTGGAAGTATTTGAGAGATATACCAAAGTAAAAGTACCATATTATAGAATATTCGATCCATTGTCGAATGAAGAAAAGATTATAGACGATCCTCAATACGCAGAATACAGAGAAGAACCAGCAATTATACTAACTGTTTCTGGCGGAGAACAGCAGATATTTACCGATAAACTGAATGTATCTAAGTTTATGCAGATACATGATGATATTGGAAAAGTATATCATTTAGAGGTTGATCCTCTCACTGGACAACCCACACCAGTAGCTGGCCGTGAGAATGAAAATTCAATACCAAATAGCTACACTGCTATTGATCCCATCACCAAAGGTGAACTTATTGACAATGAAAAAATCATGGTTAATAAGGTAATGGCTACCAACATAAAACAATGTATCTCAGTTGGTGATGAATATCTGTATTCTGTGGTATTGCCTATAGAAGATTATCCAGTTGTTCCTTTTATGAATAATCACAACAGGAATCCTTATCCCATTAGTGATGTAAGAACTGTACGTGGTTTACAGGAATATATTAATAAGCTACGTTCACTTATTGTTGCTCATGCAAGTAGTTCTACTAATGTTAAGCTTCTTATTCCACGTGGATCGATGAATAAAAAGCAATTAGAAGAAGAGTGGGGACGTGCAGGTACAGCTGTAATTGAGTTTGATCCAGAGCTTGGGCAACCAATTGTAGCAGGGCCAGTACCCCTTCCAAATGAATTATATAAAAATGAAGCAGATGCGAAATCTGATATTGAACGAATACTTGGTATTTATACATTTATGCAGGGGGATGTTGGTTCAGCCCCACAAACATTTAAAGGAACTGTTGCTCTTGACGAATATGGTCAAAGACGCATCAAGTCCAAGAAGGATGATATAGAATATTCGCTAAACCAACTAGCTAAATCAGTTGTTGGTCTAATGCAGTATGTATATACATCTGAGAAAATTGTAAGGTTAATACAACCTAACAATAAACCGTTAGAAATAAAAATTAATCAAAATCTTTATGATGATGTCAGTGGACATCTGATTGAAAAAGTAAACGATATATCTGTAGGTAAATATGATATTATCGTCGTTTCTGGCTCAACTCTACCATCTAACCGATGGGCTAGGTTTGAATACTATATGGAGCTCTTTAAGAGTGGTCTCATTGATCAAATTGAAGTTTTAAAACAAACTGACGTTGCTGATATGGAAGGCGTACTTGAAAGAGCTGGACAAATGCAGAAACTCATGCAGCAGGTTCAGCAGCAGGAAGATCAGATCAAAAAATTAAAAGGCGATCTGCAAACTGCACAGCGTGAATCTGTCCATGACAGGAAGAGAGTTGAAGTTAAGGAATTTGAAAAGAAACTGGCTAAGGCAGAAGCAAAGGCTGAAATGGCTACACAGCTGTACAAGTCGAGAGCATCTGATGAACTTGCTAAACTTAAAGAAGAAGTTAAGGAAGTAACAAAGTCAGTTGATAAGCAAGTAGGCTTAAAAGAATAACAGCGGTTGCTGAAATAACCAAATCGCAAGGAGTGAATAATGGCTGAAACACAAAGTGCAGCAATAGAACCTGATAAAACACCGTATGGTTACGAGGTGGAAAAAGCAAACATCCCTTTGATGGATGCTGAAGTACCAGCAGGAGATGCAATGAAACCAGAGAGTTTCGATGTAGACGTAAGCCAACCGATGATCAGTGAAACGCCTGTAGAAGGACAACAGGCTGAGAGCACACAAAGTCCTGAAGAACATCCTGCAAAAGAAGACTCGAGTAGGTTTGAGTATTGGCAAAGTCAGGCAGACAAGGTAAAGAGCGAACTATCGAATGCACAGCAAGAACTTGATTATTATAGAAGTTTAGCACAGCAGCAGCAGTCAACGGTCTCCAGCGGACAACCTAATGGACAACCCCAGCAACAAGCGGGAGTTCAAGAGGATTCGTTGAAGCAACCCGTCAAACCAACAAAACCAGTCAACTACAGCGAAGTCGATGCGTATAACGATCCTGAGAGTACATCTTTCAAATATCGTTTAGAGAAGGAGAGATATCAAGACGATTACATGGGTTATCTTGAAGAAAAGGACGAAAACAGAGAAAAGCAGATGCGCGCTCAATATGAGTATGCATATGCTCAACAACAAACAGCAATGGTGCAAAACAATGCTATGTCACATGCTATTAATGGATATGGCTTTGATCAAACCAAAGCTAGTGATTTCGTCAATTGGGCAAGTAATCCCAATAATGTCACAGTTGATCATCTTTTGAAACTCTATATGATGAAGGATGCACCCGACGCAAGGGTAGAGCAGAAAAAACAGGAAATGAAAAAATCTCAAGAGGTTTTGTCAATGCCAAGATCAGCAGCAGTTGAGACTGGTACATCTGAAGCGCCTCAAAGCGATGAAGACCTGTTTAATCAAGGCTTGCTCTCTTTAAAACGATAAAAAGGAGTAAATCATGGCTGCAACTGAAAAGTTATTAAAAGCCTCTGGTGTACTTTACGATGATCGACGAAATTTTTACGTTAGTCCTCAAGTTGTAAAAGAACTATGGACTGACGTAGCGCCGTTTACTACGGTAGTTTCGAACAGAGAACAGCGTAAAGTGCCCGACCCGATTTTCAAAATGTTTGAACATCGGAATCCATGGCATAAGCAGTATTTTCTAGATAATGCTGATACTGATGATCTTTATGCAAATGGAACTAGCAATACAACTGTAACTGTAGATGGTGCAAGCAATTGTAATATCGATGACAGTTTGGTTGGTGCAATCTGTGAAGTATGGACAACTAGTTATGGCACTAAGAAAGCCATTGTAAGAGTTGATTCTGTAACAAGTTCAACTGTTGTTGTTGTAAATACACTATGGACTAGCACTGGTAGTGATATTGCATTAGTTAATAATGATATTTTTGAAATTATTGGTAATGCACAGGGTGAAGGTACAGACTCACCAGAAGCGTGGGCCGATGAACTAAGTGTCGTTTGGAATTCTTGTCAGATTTTCAAAACGCCATTACAGATCACTGGCACATTAC